CGCCAGATAGCAAAGAAAAAAAACCCCGCCTCGATTTCGATGCGGTAGGTTATTTATTTTTCAATTGTTTCAGTTTCTTTCTGTATTCAATTCCGACTTTTAGAGTTGAAATGACTTTTGAAATAACTTCAAATAATTTAATTATTGCGAACAAAATTAACGCAAAAAATATAATCCAACCTAATAAAATTGATACTAAATCCCATATAAACATGTTTTCACTCCTCTACTTTTTCATATGTTTCTTTAAAGATGTCAGGTTTGCATGGATAAAACTCGCCTTGCACACCTTTGATGATATAATCCCCTTCGGTCGCAATCAGTAATCCTTCAAGTGTTTCTATTTTTAGAACTGGATTATCCAAATCAGCATAATCAACACGAACTGGATCTAATCCTAATTCTGATAACTCCAAAATTGATTCTTCCGTATCTAAAAACTGCACAGCTTCAATCACTACTGGTTTTTTACGATATTTCATTTCTTGCTCCTTTCTAAGCATAAGAAAAAGCACTTAGATTTCTCTAGGTGCTTATTTATCTAATCGGTAAGCCTTTTGCGTAAGCTTCTTTAGCCTCCGCAAGTGTCATTTTATTTGGACCGCCATCGATATTTATAATGCCTGTATTTTGCCAATGACAGACATCACAGATATCATAGTCCATAACTTCAGTTCCGCAAACAGGGCAATGTAACCATAAATATCCATCAATTTCCCAAGTCTTTTGTGATTTCTCCATCGTAATACTCCCTTCCTAAGTCTGGTTTAAACATTGTATTTATTTTATGTACTTTAGGATTACCCAAAACATAGATATTGTTATCGATATCATAGCGCACTCGCCTAAGTTCCGTCTGATAACCTAATATCTTGTCCGAGGTCGGTTTTGATAATAAATCAGATGCCATTTTTTGGTATTCTTCAATGGTTATATCGCCGAACTCTTTCCCATGACTTTTGAAATGTCCATTTAAGGATTTCTCAGTAGGAAACTTGGACTTTGCCCATCTGATGCGGTCTTTTAATTCCTTGTATCCCTCAACATCATTATACTTCAAATCATAGAAGCCTGCAAATGTTTTGGGCATATTTTGAGAGCCTAAAACCTTCCTGTAAGCTATGAACTGCTCCTTGGTTCTGCGGACTCTGTCCTTTTCCAATCGTTCAGCTTGTAACTTGTCCTTGATAGCAGTCTGACCATACTTATCAAGCTGCTGCTTTCGCCAATCATTGAAGGTCTGACCACTTTCAACCTCATAGCCTTTTCCTGTTTCAATATCTCTTGCATAGCGTTTCCCACCTTTTTCTAAGGCAGGAACCGTTGTACATCGACAGTGAGGGTGCATAGTAGGATAATTCACACCCTTTTCTGCATCCTTAACAAGAAATACCTTGCCGTCCAACTCGCCACAAATAGGGCATGTGTGAACCTCTAAGGTCGCTAGATACCTGTACTTCTTGATATTGTCGTCCTGATATTCATCCAGCGTTGCCTGAGCCTGAATACCGTTCGTTTCTGTCTGCAAAACAGTCACTGCACGATTGCGAGCACGGTCAAACTCAATTGCTAGAAGTTTACTGGACTGGTCTATCGGATAGCCTCGGTTTAAATCGTTGGTTACAAGCGATTCTACTCGACTAACCAGTTCGTCCATGTTGCTACCCCAAACACGCTCAGAGAACCGCTTACCTTTGAAGTTTTCCTTGATTGCCTTTTGAAGATATTCTTCTTCTAGACGCTCAGGCTTGAAATTCGGTTCTTTTTTGGTCTGTTTATGGTAGTTGTAAGCACGATTTAAGTAAGTTTCTTGGTAGGTTTGTTTGAGATGTGTTTCTATTCGCTTGTTGATTTTACCAGTCATTTCAGCGATATCCATCTCAACGCCAGCAAACAAGGCATCTGCATTTGTTTTGACCTTTATTGACCTTGACCACTCTGTTAAATCAGGATGTTTCTTAACAAAGCTAGCAATCTCTTGCTTGCTTTTCAATTGGTCAGTCTTAGTCAGGGATAACAGATAAAATGGTAATGAGTCGCTACGATTTTTAGATACCCTCTCGAACGACTCTAAACGACCTGCAATGCGTTTTAGTGTTCTGCGGTATAAATCATCGATGTAGTCTATTATCTCGCTGAGGTTGTCAATCTGATCTAGCTCATATAGCAATCTGTCTTTCTCTTCTCGGTTGAGGTCATCAAGAGATTCGATGAAAGCAATCTTCTCTTCTTTATTCAGTTTCCGACTCATGCTCTACCTCTTCCATGTCGTAGAGTTTTTCAGATTGTTCCTCTTGGTCAGCTTTCTGCAAGCGTAGTTCATCCTGCCAATCTTCTACAATTGGATTCGATTTAGCTACGTTCTCTCTTGAGGTGATAGTTGCAAGAGTAGAAACTACTTGAGCCATTTCTGTGTCGTTATTGATTGAGTTCCGTGTCCATGTTTGCTTGATTTTGAGTTTATCGGATAACCCTAGATGTTTCAAGATCATCTTAACAAGCGTGGCATATCCACTCCTGAACTGAGTTTCCATATTCCCAGCTTTTAACTCTAAAAGAGAGTAAAGGAACTTCAGAGCAACGCCTGAACTGTTCCCCAGCTTATCTGTTTCAGGGTTAACCCCTTGGCCACTAATAAAGATTTGTTTCTTCGTCCGCTCTAAAATCAGATTTCTAGCTTCGGTTGGGATGTCAATCGCAATAGTTGTTACTCCTGACTGGTCTCCCATACCGTCGTTGTCCATCTTAATCATCTTGTAGCGTTTCAAATCCTCAAGAAACTCTTGCTTGTCCTGCCCACCGTAGTTTGTAAGAACAAAGATAACCTCTTGAACATCGTCTGTATCATTGACAAATCCACTAAAGACCTTGTCATAGACATCAACTAGGTCTTTGATTGGCTTCAAGTCGTTGGTCTCAATTTCGTTATTCTTAAACGGAATAAAAGGAACAAGACCAAAATCGTGTTTAAAGATATTGTCACTAGTTCGGTCTCCATTCATGGTATCAATCAAAGAAATTGCTTGGAATGTTTCTAATTCTTCCAGTGGCTTATTTTCTTCATGGCGATAGAAAGAACACTCTTTATCGTTCCAGTATTCGTAAACAGTGTAATTCTTGCCATCCGTTTCATCTATGCTAGAGTAAACTCGCAGTACCCCAATCAACTTCTTATCTAAAGACTTTGAGTAGATTGGAATCACTTCTTTTGAGTCCACACAAGCATATCTAAACGAGTTGTCACTAGCGTCTTTCCAAACGTGAAGCCAAGCGATACCAGCATTTCCTGCATTCACACAAAGCTGCTTGCTGATACGTTCATAATCGTCCCCTAAGACGTCTACAATCTTATCATTAACGCTTTTATCGTCCACGTCAAATGTAGGCGGATAGGTCAACGCATAAGCCTTTTTCTGATCAAGCAATAACTGGTGCCAGTTGTGACTAATACGGTTGTCAGCATTACGAAACGCATTATCTTCTGCTTTAGCTTCGTTCTCAGCTCCTTTTTTATCGGCAGGCTTACGTTTTCGTTTAATATCATTCTCGTTACGATAGTATTTCTCGGCTTCAGCTGCTTGTGAGACAAACTTTCCATGTTTGACCATCTGCGACGAGATTATATTTTTAATTACTTCTATTTCCAAACAGTCATACCTCCTGACTTGAATAATACTGTATAGCAGAAATAACGTAGGGCGTCCATTGCGTGGTCGAACTGTTTGATAGGCTTGTCCTCGCCGTTTGCTGAGGCTTTCTCGTCCCAAACATAAGCATGGAACTCTTTCAGCGTATTCACACAACTCTCATGTACTGCTATTTTCTCTTGGCCTAGCATAGAACCAACAAAACGAATACCTTCAAGGACATTATTTCTAGCTTTTTTGATTTTGTATCCTCGCTTCTTCAATTCGGCAATGAATGAAGCAGCAGACGGGTCAATAATGATTCGTTCGATGTTCGTATCTCCTAGCCAAGCAGTTAGATCATCAGCATACTCAGCATTGGTCTTCTGTACGTTCTCGTCACGACCTGAGTAATAATATTCCCTTGTTAAGTAATACTTGCCATTGATGTCTTTTTCCCACAAAAGAAAAACGGTCGCATTTTGCGTACCGTAGTCGACCGAAACATATTTGCCCAGTTTACTCATTTCTGGCAAAGTTGATACAACATGCTTATCCTTACTGAACATATCGTAGACAATACCTTCTGCAACCGTCCAAAGACCTTGGATGTAGCGCTGATAGAAAACACCTTGATATTGACTTCTATAACGCTTCTTGATGTTCTCTGAAAGAGAAAGGTTGTCGTCCATATCAAAATGCAGATAAAGCATATTCTTTGTTTCTGCTTTGTCTATCCAGTTAACTTTAAACCAATGATAAGGCCCGTCTGGGTTGCAGTTAAACCACCACTTGGAACCTGTCACAGAGCACCGCCCTGTGCCCTGGTTAACAAAGGACTCAGGCATAAGCGCTACTTCATCAAAAAAGATACCTGCCAGTGTTAAACCTTGAATAAGATCCTGTGAACTTTCGTCCTTACCACCGAAAATATAAAAATCATTCGACACGTCGCCTTTTGTGATTTCTATCAAGTTATCCGTCCGATGATAGACGTAGCTAAAACCTCTTGACTGTATCATGACCAACAACAGTTTCAAAACGTTACGATTGAAAGAGCCAATTGTCTTACCACACATCGCAAAGTTCTGATGGTTGAATGATGTCATCGCCCAGATAACAAAAGCTAGGCTCATAGAGACAGTCTTACCAGAACGGATAGCACCATCAGCAATAATGCCTTCTGATTCATGGACTGGAGAGTTCCAAAGCCACCAAGTTAGCACTTTCTTCTGCTTTTTGCTAAAAGGTTGAAATTTGAATGTATTGGTTTGCATTCTTAATCTAGCCAAGTTTCTTCAACCACCCCTTCTAGAGACTTAATAAAGCCATCGTCATGAACGTTCTCAGGTTCATTGTCAGGTAGTTTAGATTTCAGAATCTCAATTCTCAATCTCTGCTCCTCTGTAGCAAGGCTTGAGCGAGTCAATTCATCATATGTTT